AAGTTTTCTGATGAAGCGTCTGCCTGTGCATAATATGTATAATTGCCTTCTGTAAGATGTGTTTGATTTACTCTGACAGAACCAAAATCAACTATGTTTAAATTAGAACCTGTACTAGATAAAACATCAAAATTTATTTTGTATGTGCCACCTGAAGTTGTCGTAATTGCTTGAGATACATATTGGTAACCTGTGCCACTACCATCATAAGACGCATTACCATTACTAATACCCCAACCTGTTGTTTTAGTCCAATTACTATCTGTGTCAAAAGTACCATTAGTTACAAGTTCATCACCTGTATAAGTCTTTACAGAGTGTACCCTTGCATCAGAATATGCGGTAGGGGTTAATAGTATAGATGCTTTTTCTAGTATATTGTAATCCGTAAACTTAGATATAATAGACCTACTTGCAGCTAGATTTTCACTATAAGTTGACCTAAAAGCTAGTTTAGACAATAATTTACCGATTACATCAATTATATCTCTACCTATTCTTAATGCTAACTTTAATCCTAACATATTATGATGTATATACTACTTCCATAGTAGCGTTAAACCTTGAAACAGTTGCAGTAGCATCTCCTGCTGATATTGTAACAATAATAATATCTCCTGCTGAAAACGATTGTGTGCTTCCTAATCCTGTTCCACTAAATAAATCTGTTGTAGTATTACCACCACCAACTTCAGTAACCGTATCACCTAATTGTGTTAAAGTAATTCCTGCTGAACTTTCATCAACAGGAGTACCTTTGTAAATTTTAAAGTTAACAGTTTTACCACTTGTAGCAGCAACAAGACCTCCAAAAGCATTTATATAACCATCTCTAACGCAATATAATTGTGCTTGAGCAACAGCATCTTGTGCATCGGCAGTAGCGTTAGTAACTACTGTGTCCCAAGTGTGTGTTGAGTTACCTGAATAACTTGGTGCAAATTCACTTGTTGAACTTTCGCTAAAAAATCCATTCACTCTAACAAAATGTGTTCTTCTTAAAGCATCATCTCCCCAAGATAATGCACCACCTGAATCTTTGGTAAGTACAGTATTATTACTTGCAGAGCTAAACCCTTTAGGAACGTGAAGCTGTGAATCATCTAAACTGCTATGTTCGTTACTTGCCATATTATCTTGTATATCCTATACCAATACCACTTGTTAATGTAATCGCTGTAATGTTGCCAATAAACAATGTAGTTCCTGCAGGTACAGTTGTTAATAAAGCAGATTCACCTGTGCAACCATCAGCAGTAAGAGCTGATATTACACTTTCGACAGGGAAATAAACAGAGTAAAAGTTTTTACCTGTTTGTGCAGCAGTAGTAAACACCTCAACATCTCCTGCTGTGTGTCCTACCATTCTCATTAACGATTCATTATCATCTAAAAATCCTGTTGCCATTTTATATTTTTTTTATTTATTTCTATCGTATGCCCAATTCTTTAAGGCAATATAATTCTTAGAGTAAGGGCATTCTTTACTCACATTTTTGCCTTGTTTTTGTTTAATTGCTCTTGCTATATAAGCAATAGCCTTTCTTGCTTCTGTGGCATCATTGGAAGTCCAATCAGCCTTCTTAGTAGAAAGAAGTTTAAGATTTCTATTTATAGCATCTCTACCTAAACTTGCTTTTTTGCTACATTCGTTTTCAGACCATCTTTTAAGTTCAGAATAACTCATATTAACAGATGCCTTATACTTAGTGTATGTTTCATCTATTTCTTCTTGAGTGAAAGCGTTTTTAGCAGATTGTATCTCTGAAATTAACTCACTTGTCATTTCATTGATTAAATCAATAAGGTCAATTTGATTCTCATCAAACTCATCATATTGCTCATCATACTTAGCTGTGCATACAGCAAATCTTTGGTCGTTATCATATTCTTCAACCATAGTTTCATCTGACATACATCTTTCGATGAACTCCTCTTTGCTTTCTTCTGTATTTGGTGTAGGTATTGGCATTAGTAGAATATTATTCCGTTTAATTTAGTTGCTATATCAGTATCAGGCATTGAACTATCGCCATCAGTTCCAAATAAAGGAAACTTACCAACTTGGTCATCGTGTTGAATATAGGCAATCATATCATCAAGTAAAACTTTAGCTTTTCTAAAGGTATCACTTTTCATTTGATTAAACTGTTCAACATTAGCAGGAGTGCTAAAATCAGAAACATTAACAACTAATCCTGCTGATGTAGTGTTGTATTGAATCTCATTCATCACCTCAAATCTAACAAACCAACATAAAGCAGGTTTTAGATAATAAGTTATAAGTTCTTGATTATCAGCAGTTAATGTGCCATTATGATTTTGAGTTTTTAATTCCTCAAACATATCTAACCCGAGTTCAGGCTTAATATGAGCAAGTTCAGCAATTTCAAGAATAGTGTCGCTGATTAAAGCTACATCTGTTGCTTGGTTTGTAAATGAAGTAGATATTACTTCTGATGCTGTAACAAATTTGTTATATTGTCTAACGTTACTCATTTTCTTGTTGTCTTTGTACTGTTATTGTTTGTCTGTCCGATATAAGTAAATCACCATCTTCAATTTCAGGTAAATCCTTGTTAAGCATTGCTCTTTGTTCGTTGATTGTCAATACTTGTTTAGGGTCAATATCAGAAAGGAAAGAAATTGGTGGTTCATAAGCAACAGTTAAATCAGAAGCATCTAAACCAATCTCATTAAAAATAACTCTTTTGATAGGCTCTAACAAAATATTAGTAGTATCTCTGATAACTGTACTCATAGCCAAATCATAAGCTATTCTAATCTCACTACCTGTATTATTCATCTTTCCTGATGATACAATACCACTCAAGGCAGGTTGCCATCTATGAGCAGTAATTATGTTTTGGTCGGTTAGTTTCTGTAAATCTAAGAAATCACCATCTTCTTTATTAGAGATAATTTGAACATCAGTACCTCTACTATCTTCACCATTCTTTACAAGAAATAAGATTTTAGAGTTGTTACCACTTCCTGTAAGTGTTTCTTTAGCAGTTTCAACGAATTTCTCGGCTTCTGCTTCGCCAAAATCACCATTAACGGTAACAATAGCTGAAGGACTAAATCCATTCTTGAATGATGTATGATTAAATTTACCAATCTCATAATCTATCGCTATGTGTTCTAATGCAGCTACATAATCAGGAAGTCCATAAAAATTAAATGTACTTTCATAATCTTTATAGTGTATTATAAATCTATTAGCAGATATTTGTGGATAGATTGGTATTCTTTGTATTTTTTCTTTGTTTCTTTTGTAGTTTGACCAATCAGGACTGAAGTAAATATACTTCTTATTTTTAGCAACTCTTGCTGTGGAAGCATCTTTATGATAAAAGTTTACGCCACCATCATATATAACGCCTTCTAAAAAAGCATTACCATAAGTATAATAGTCATCAGCAAGTTTTTTAAAGCAATCCTTTAAACTTTCTCCGTTAGCATTAACATCTTCTATAAAATCAGCTAAAGATTCGTTAGAAGTCAAAAAACCACCACCTGTGGTGAATGTAGTCTTTTGTGATAATACTGAACGATGTGTAGAAGATTGTCTTTTAAGTTCGGCTAAATATTGTGGAAATAGATTGTCTTTACCAAAAGGAATCCAATCCTCTCTTACTCTATCTAAATCCTTAACCTCGTTATCTACCGATGGGGTAGATAGATTTACAAAAGCATACTTAGTATTGAAACTACTCGTTATCTGTGGCTTCGATACTTGATTCTTCTTGTATTTCTTCTGATTTGGTTTTCTTTGATTTTGCATTTTCTTTGCTTACAAAATTAGTAAATCCCAAGTCGTAAACCTTTTTAAGTTCTTCTTGGGTAGCTTTTGACCAACTTACTTTAAAACCATTAAAGAAAGTAGTTCCTTTGTTTATTTTAGATTTATACATAGTGCAAGTATAATAAAAAAGGGGGAAAGGGCAAATTGCCCAATCCTTTCCTTTTTAGTTAATTTATGATAAAGTCAATGTTCCTGCTGCTGTATCATAAGTAAGAGTGTTAGCAGATACTCTTGGAAGTTCACCTGACATACAAGTGATAGTAACTGTTACACCATTCTCATCACCCAAAGCAGCACCTGTTCCACCTTCGATAGATGAAAGAGTAGCAAACATTTGAACATTACCTAAAGTTGAATCTTCTAAGCCGTAAGCCTCTGAAAGACCAATAGTATAAGCTACTCCGTTGTAATCTTGAGCTACAACAACAATATGCTCGTTTCTCATTGATTCTAAAGCTCTAAGGTGAGCAGAAGAACAATTAGGAACATAGAAAGAAACAGAATGTTCGAACATAATTGTTCCACCTTCTTTTGAACCACTTGTAGATAAAGCACCTGTACCTTGTTTAAGGTCAAACAATTCTAAAGCAGAAGCAGCAGTATAAGAAACAGTATGTA